GTGGGAGTCCGGAAGAAGTACAAGACGACCCGGACGATCCACATCGGAGACGTCGTCGACTTCGCGGCGATCTCCTTCCATGAGAAAAATCCAGCCTGCCCCGCCCCTGGTGATGAATATCGCCTCGCACTCGAGCAGGTGACCCAGATCCGGCGAGCCTTCCCGACCGTGACAGTCATGACCGGCAACCATGACGCTCTCCCCCGCCGTCAGGCCAGGGCGGTAGGGATCCCGCTGGAGATGATCCGATCCCATTCTCAAATCTGGGAGACGCCCCGCTGGGACTGGCGTCCCAGGTTCACGACCGTCGAGATCGAGAGCGTCAAGTACGCTCACGGGGACAGGGGGAAAGGTGGCCAGCTCGCCGCCCTGAAGAACGCGAAGGAGGCTTTCTCGTCCTGGGTTCAGGGCCACCATCACAGCCAGGCCGGAGTCCAGTATTTCGCGAACGGGGATTCTCTGGTCTTCGGGATGTCAGTCGGCTGTGGCATTGATCGAGACGTCGCCGCGATGGACTACGGTCTCAAGTTCAGCGCGAAGCCAGTCGTCGGCTGTGGCGTCGTCGTAGACGGTCGCCTCGGAATCTTCGAGCCGATGAGCCTCTGAGCTGAAAACCGCGAATAATTCCGCTCGGAATCTGAAAGTAATTCCAGAGGCTCCGAAACCCCTGTTTTTATAGAGTCAAAACAGCCCCCTAAAATCTCGGGAGGTTCCCTAGTGTTTACATAGGTCACCATCCGATGTAATATACAGGCATGGAAAACATCAACACCACACCAAACGAGGAGACAACGATGGAAAATCAACAGAGAAAATTCTGGATAGAAGAACGCGACCGGAACCTGGCGGCGATTCAACAAACCGAAGCCAGAGAGAGAACGATGGCGACGGTTGACGCGCTCGCCGGTTTTCGGCGGGACGTCAAATTGCTATCACTGGCAATCGACAGCATCAATGGATGCACAGATGAAGATTTCTCTAACGGATGCAAGCCGTTTCAGATGTTGACCTCAACAGGCGAGCGGACGGTCGCGTTTGCGTTCGACGCGAAAACGGCGGAGTATATATTGCGGAAGTCAATAGACGGTCTAGTCGGTTCGGCTTCGCCTGCGAAGTAACAGGTCGAAACGCCCTCCGGGGCGTCGTCCGGTTTTGCCGGGCCTGATGAGACCGTCAGCAACACCACACCACACTGAGGAGGCCGAGACGATGAGGATCACACACATCGAGGAGAACGGAGTCATCATGACCGTCGAGAAGTATCTCCGGAAGCTCGACAAGAGAGACAAGCTAAACGCGATCCAGAAGTTCGTCGAGATCCCTGAGTTCCAGATCAGTACCAGGGTCACAGTCCGCCCTGGTGACCTGATCCATGTCTCGGGAGGGAGCGGATCCACCTGGACGCGGAACTCCGGCGAGGAGATCCCCTATTATCGCCAGTCGGGGGTATTCGTGATCGAGCTGATCGAGCAGAGTAAGCGTCCCGCCGGGGTCTGGATGTGGGTCAAGTCCAGGAAGTCGGGATTCCTCCAGAGGATCTACGTCAAGGGACGAGATCATAAAACGGACGACGACCCGCGAGTCACTCACAAGGCCCAGAAGATCCGAAGGAATAAGGAGACAAGCCGATGATCGACACACTCACCATCCTCTGGCTGTATGGTATCGCCGGGACGCTCATCGCTCTCGGGATGGGACTCTATGAACACCTAACAGGAGACGGATATCGTGAATAAGTTCGAGCAGTTTCAGAAGAAGAAGACCATCCTCCGGAAGATCACGTCCGCCAGGATGGACGCGGGGATCAGCATGAGAGCCGCCTCTCAGATGACCCAGAAGAGCGGATCGGGTAAGCATCTTGTGGGCCGTTGGCATAAAGGGGAGCAGCTCTCCCCATCCGCCTGGTCGCTGATCGAGTCCGGGAAGCGATGGCCGACCTGGGACTCCCTCTTCCTGATGGCGAAGACCCTCGGCCTGGACATCCGGGTCGAGGTCACCAGTCGCGATCGATGAAGGTCGGAGTCTTCTCCCCGACGTAAGCCGGGAAGACGTTGAAGTCCAGATACTCCCGCGCGTCCATTACCTCCATCCCCTGCTTGACCAGGATCTTCTCCATCTTCTGGATGTCATAGGCGACGACGACCACCGACCCTGGGCGGACAGCCGTCCCGACGATCGCGTCGTCGAATCCGTCAGCGACCAGGAGGCTCGGATACTTGTCCGCGATGCGATCCCGGATCTGCTCTCCTCGGCTCTTCTTGCTCATAAGTACACCAGCTCCCGGTCGTCCCGCCATTGACCACAGCCCTCGCATTGACACCGCCGCCAGGTGACAGCGGTGAAGATCCGCCCCTCGATGTCCTTCCCGCTGGCGTCCATCTCCCGCCTCTGGCAGTACGCCGTTCGCTTCTCGGATCCACAGGTCGGACAAGTCGTCCGCTTCATCTCAGCGACCGCGACCTTCTTCCTGTTCTTCGACCCCGCTGGCCTGCCTCTCTTCTTCTTCGCCATCCTCTCCTCCTCCGTTACAGGTAACTCACTCGCCTCCTCGACTTCTCTGTCTTCTCGTCCTGGGCCTTCTTCCTGATCTTCCTCGGGTTCATCAGGTCGACGCCGACGACACTCGCCGCGACAGCGGAACCGACCAGACAGTCCAGCCAGTGATTGTCAAACCGCTCCGGGCGATGCTTCCACTCGTCGACCTCCCGGCCCCGGCCCTGAGTCCTGACGAAGAACTCGCTCGTCAGGTGATCCGCCAGGAGCCGGTGACGCTTCTCGGATCCCTGGAATACCGTCAAGGCTCCGGGATCCCCGAGGGACGTCCTGAACCTGGACAGGACGAAGCTCTTCCAGAAGTTCGTATCGTACAGGAGGTGACGGATCGCCCGCTTCCCCTTGATCGCCGGGATCCTCCAGTTGTTCCCGAGGCGGTCTCCCCGCTTCCGCCTGTACTCGCTGAACGGTCGAGAGCTGGCTCCAGCGTACCGGCCATGAGAGGGGAGCAGGTTCGCCCGCTGCTTCGCGTTCCTGATAAACTGATATACGACGTCCGTCGACTGGCTCCAGTTCGCATCAATCACCACCATATCCAGAGCCATCTCAGCCCCGTCGTCCCTCTCCAGCTTCATCGAGAAGAGCATATCCACCAGGGACTCCATCCCCGCGTAGAGCTGACCCTCGAGTCCTGCGGACTTATTGAGATCCTGGAGCGTCGGCCTCGCCTGGGAGAGCGTGAAGTACTCCCGCTTCTGGTCAGGGAAGGCTCCATAGTCGACGATCCATCCGCTGAAGTCAGGCTTCCAGGCGACGATGACATAATATAAGAGAGCCTGCTGGACATCGATAAAGGCGGTCAGCCGCTCCGCCTCCAGCGGGATCTCTCGCCGCTTGAATCCGTTCGTCCTGGTGGTTACCTCCTGGGTCTTCAGCATCTGGGCCGACTGGTCGTCCTGGATCTCGAGCGGGTCGTTCTGGTACTCGGCGAAGAAGGCCACCTCGTCCCGGAGGCGGAGGTTCCAGGCATGCTGGATCGCGGACAGCTCGTCGTCGTTGAACCGCTCCTCCCAGCCGACGCGGGATCCCGCGTCCATCTTCTCCCTGTTCTTCCGGTAGAACTCCGTCGCCTCCTCCGGATGTCCCGAGCGGAAGCCGTCGTCCCTGATCTCCGCGTACTTCCTCCACAGCTCCTCGTCCTTCGGCCAGTCGTATACCATCTGCATCCGTTCGCCGTTCCATTGTGGATGGATGTCCCTGTCCAGCAGGCGGGAGGCGAGGTCGTCCGGCTTAATCACTGTACAGGGCATGATCCCGCTGATCTTCTGACCAGGGCCAGCCAGCCCGAGGACGGCCCCGGCGAGGATCGCCTCCCTGGTCGCACACTGAGAAGGAGACCTGGCGGACTCGTCCGTCTGGGGATCGTCCAGGATCACCAGCGAGGGGCGGACAGCGACACCGTCCGATCGCTTGAACTTCATCCCCCGGATCCGCCCGGTGATCCCTGTCGTCTTGACGATCGTCCCGCTGGCCTGGGAGCCGGGGACAGTCGGGAGGACGATCTCCTTCCCTGTCCAGTTGATCAACGTCCGGCGACCGTCCAGGATCTGACCATTCGCTCTGACGCTGATCCCCTCGAGACGCCTGATCGGATAGCATACTTCCGGGAAGTCATCCAGGAGGAGGTCGTTGTTCTCCAGCTCGGCCTTCACCGAGTCGAGCATCTCGAGAGCCGAGTCCTCGCCGGATCCGATCAGGCAGACAAAAGGGTGATGGCCTGCCATAATCGCCCAGATCACAGCCGTCTCCGCGATCGTCGTCTTCCCGGCCCCCCTGGGCATCGCCAGAGCGAAGAGACCGCCCTCGAGGACAGCGAGCCGCGTCTTCTCGAGGACTGTGAGATGGTCATCGCTCCAGCCCATCGTGAACGTCTCGGGGAAGTAGGACTCACAGAAGAAGCGGAAGTCCGCGACCGCCTTCTCCCTCCTCGCCTTGTCCCTGACACCAGGGAGGGGAGCGATGTCTCGCCCCGTCCGGGAGAGCTTGTCGAAGGATCGACGGCTGGACTCCTTCTTCCGCTCGTAGTTTGTAAGGCTCGCTGAAGTCACTCGCTCCTCCTATGCATGGATCAGACAGACAAGGGGGTCACATTTTCCGAC